GCCATATTCGGAGAATGATGCGCCATTCTTCCAGAGATTGCACGTAACGTAAGAACTTGACCGTGTACTTTTCCATCATCTTTAACTGCATCTATCCATGATTGTATCTGTGCTATTCTTTTCCGTAGCATTAAAAACTCTGCTATCTTTTTTGCTTCAGGTAAGTCTACATCCTTCAGCACACCCTCGTCGACAATCGGATGACCTTTCTCTGTAAACTTCTTAGGCTTCCAACCTCTAGATAAAAGTCTTTTAACTATCTGTTGCCTGGAAGACAGGTTAAATTCTTGATAGTCAATAGCAGAGTGAACACCACCCACAGTAGATATATCTTCTATGTGTCTTAGCCCGACCGTAGATAAGCTGCCATCCTTTTTAATTTTAGGTGTAACTTCCCTGACAAGTACAGGTATAGGCGGGAACATATCTGTAACATCTTTTTCAATTTGATCTGATTGATCTTTTAATTTAGCAACAAGACAAGTAGCCTTCTGCATATCCAAGGTGAAGCCATTCCTTTCTTGTTGAGAAACTAACTTCCTGACTTCGTACTCTAAGTCTATGCACTGTCTACGAATAGCTTGTATGTCTGGCTGAAGCGCAATGTAAACTCTCTCGGTAAGTTCTACATCTCGAATACAATAGTCCACCATCTCTTGAGTGAGACAAGAGAAGTCATGGAAGTCTATCTTATCGAAGCCTAGCCTTTGTCCCCAGGATTCCAGGGAGTGACCGCCATCTCTTACAGGAGATGATAGCTGGGATAAGATTAGAGTATCCTCAATACGATCTATATCAATATCAACTGAAGTAAGATTGTTAAGAACGTGAGCATCAAAAGATATGCCGTTGTGCATGATGAATTTAGACACACGCTTTGCGAACAGAGGAAATGTTTCATAACACTGTTGCTCTTTCCAGACATGTATCTTACCTGACTCACGTTCNTTGGCNACGATACAAAATATTTCTGTTGCATCTAAGCTATCAGTCTCAATGTCTAAGACAACTTCCATTTCTAAAGTTCCTTGTCTGAACTATCTCCTTCTGGATCATCACCTAGATTATGTACCTCTGTCAACCTTCCCGTATCTTTGTTAAAGAACAAGTGAGATGCTACACCAGTATCTCCTGCATACCTGTTCTTCAATACTCTGATGGTTGTTGTGTTGGCTATGTTAGGATCATCAGACTGTTGGTCACGCTCCATAGCCACCACTGCATCACTAAGCTGGGCTATGCTCTGGCTACCTCTAAGGTGTGACAAGCTAACCTCTCTACCATTCTCATGGCCGTTGTCGCCTTGTGCGCGGCGTAGGTGGGAGACAAGAAGCATGGCTACGTTTGTCTCTTCGACAATCGATCTTAGCTTGGTCATCAGATTATCAATGTTCCTACGTTCATCATCACCTTCCAGACCAGACACCAGGATTGATAGGTGATCCAAGAATATCCACTTACAGTCTAGCGCTTTCACCATGTAACGTACACGGGATAGTATCTCATCAGTCTTCATGCTTCCAAAGTGATCGAAGGCAAAGAACCTACGAGTGCCTACCGTTGCCTCTTGCCATTTGCGTAAGTCATTCATGCTAAATTGATCACGCACCTCTCGAATGTACAGCCTAGCGTTTGCCTCGACTGACATGAGATGGAAGATGGTGGACCTGACATTCTCTTCCAAAGATATCACGCCAATGTTTTCTTCTGTGTTGTTCAGTACATGATGCATAAGTTCACGCATGACACTGGACTTACCAGTACCTGTACCCGCCGTGAATGTTACTAGCTCACCTGTACGAATACCATACAGCTTCTCATTCAAACCCTCGAATGGATACAGACAAGTCTTGTACTCACCTTCATCGTACAGGCCATCACCCATGTCAGCCAGATTAAGGATACCGGCAGGGGTGTAGACCTTGGCATTCCACCATGCTTGGGAAAACTGTTCACGCTTGCCACCCTGTAGGTATTCAGACGCATCCTTACCATCAGTCATGTTAACAATGCGGCAAGTGTTTGGCTCGAACAGTGTGGCTACTTGTTGTGATGCTTTCTTTCCCTTGTCATCCGCATCAAAACACAAGACTACATTATCAAACTTTGAAAGGTATTCTAAGTTAGCCTTGCAATCTTTGAATGCGGAATGAACACCATTCTTGATAGACAACACAGGCCATTTGCTTCCAAGCATTTCAAATGCAGACAAGGCATCCAACTCGCCTTCACAAATTGTAACGTATTTACCACCGGAACTGAAAAGGTTCTGACCAAACAGAGCAGCCTTACTTAATGCTCCTACCGGCTCTGTTGGAAAGTCTTTTGTCTCTACGATACGAACCTTGTCAGCAATGTGGTTACCTTTAACATCATAGTAAGGATAACGATGTTTTATTATATTACCTTCTTGATCTTTAACTATTCTAACATTGTATTTTTTACAAGTGTTAGAAGCTATCTTTCTATCAGGGATTGAAGTTATTATTCCTTCAGTAGATTTTAATGGGGTGACATTAGTGGTGATAGGTTTAGACATGATAGGGTAATCTCCTTTGCCTTCAAATCTTGTTTGACAACTAAAACAATACTCATGTCCATCAGAGTACAACGCTCTTGCATCTGATGAACCGCAACTATCGCACGACCTATGTGCTTCAATCAATACGTTCTCTTCGCCATCCATCCTACGCAAAATCCCAGCGACTAATAAACTTCTTTAATTGTTTTGCATCACGCACCCAGCATTCTTCTTCCTGATTATGTGCATCTAAGGCTATGCTTAACCTATGACGCGCTTCTTCAAGAATATCATTGTCGCTGTAAGCCTCATTAACTTCTTCGACTGATCCAGTTTTGAGGTAGTTATCTTCTACATCAATTTCAGTGAACTGATGTACTAACTCATCAACTTCAAATGCTTCTTTAACTATCTCTCTAATTTTCATATCTTTAACTCCTGGGTAAGTTGAGATAACTATTATAGACTAATTAAAAACTTAATCAACAATTATTTTTATATATTAAAATCAATAACTTAAAAAATTGTTCACGTATGAGAGAGACGTATATAAAATCTTAACAATCTTCCTGTTCATCCATGATGTTAGACACAAAAGAAAAGTCACCAGCTTTTATTTCATCTGTCTCCTCTGTAGCTAATCGTCTCGCTTCTTTTCTAGAATAACCTTCATCAAGATATAAATCTAATAGTTCTTTATAAATTGTTTTTCTATCTTTTTCCCACAGATGTTTCATTTCCCCTGTCCACGATATTGTTTCCAATTTCTTTTCTTGTTTTTATTTTTAGGACTAGTATTAGTTGAATGACCTATGCTTGTTTTCATATGTCTACTCTTATCAACGTAAGTATTTAGTCCTATACTTTTTCTTGCAGCCATTAATGAATTACCTCTTCATCTTTATTATTATTACTATTATTATTTGTTAATGCTTTCCAACTCTCAGGAAATAACTTACCAATTATTTTATCCCACTCTGTGGATAACTCTTTGATTTCTTCTTGCGCTGTATCCTCACTTCGTAAGTTATATGCCCTGGCAAATGCAGCTAATGAACCTGTAACATAATAACTTGTGTACATTGCTTGTGGCAAAACCATTCTTGCTTGTTCTGGACAAATATTTAATGCTAACAATGCATCATAGGTTTTAATACATGCAGAGTATATTTCTTTTGGAGTGATTGTAGTTTGATCTATGGCACGGTAAACCCCATCAATAAACAAAATCTTTCTGTCCAACTGTTCGTCTAAAACACCTTCTTTATCAGAACCTTGCTTAATATTGTCTGCCCTAAATCTCCATATCTCAGGAGAGTAAAACTCAGGATCATCATCTACATATCTTCTACTTACTTCGTTGTAAGTAAAACCTATCGTGTGTTTAAATCTTTGCCTTGCTACAAAGATAGGTACAGTTTCTCTCAAAGTTATTGAACAATGAGTGAAGGGAGTAAAGTGATTATGCTTGGCTAAGTATTTAATTAACTTTATATCTTTATCATAAAGTTCTTTATCTGCTGGCGGTGACTTTACATTCTTTTTCCAATCCGATTCTTTGTCGAAAGAAACACGGGCAGCATTAACAACTGTAAGATCATCACCTAAACTAGCTATAAGTTCAGCTTCCATTGAGTTTCCTATTTGATACCTGTTCTAATTTGTTTTCTAAGTAGTTCACTCTTTTTCTCAAGTAATCATTTTCTTCTGCTAACTCTGCTATTCTTTTATAGTGAGAGTAAGTTGCAGAAGTCATCTGGGCTATTTGATCTTTCAAAAGTTTTATAGTTGATTTCTGATCCATTTTACTTACCTGTTCTTATGAATTTTAAGTACCTCATCTCTCAATACTTGTATTCTTGTAGCTAAATCATGTAGCTTTTGTTCTTGTGCAAGGTTTAGAAAAACAATATCGTTTACTTTATCTAGTGTTTCGTTAAGGGTTGCTATGATGTAAGCATCATTCTCCTTATCGTCTTCTATTATTTTAAGTAGACCTGTTTTAATTGTGTCAGGGTCTATTAATTTATTCTCCTTACCACTAAGAGATAAGTCTTTTATTACTGCGCTTAGATTATAACTCATTATGTGTTGTCTCCAAAGCCAAACTCAGGGTAGTCATCACCAAGATACATTTCTAATTCTTCTTGTATCTTTTTTAAATCTTTAACAACATCTTCTACTTCTTTCTGGCTTATGCTTTTAAAAGAATTTAAGTTTAAAGAACTATGAATTAATTTCTTTAAAGTAACAGTACTTATTTTAGATGGTGGATGATCTAAGTTATCTTTATATAAAGATATGCAAGGAATATTTGCTGTA